GAGAGCTAGTTGGTCCTTCTCAGCACCTGTACGCTTATACGCCGCTGCAAGGGTCTGCTCAGTTTTCTCAGCTGTCGTTATGCTTATCTGTTTTAAGCAGGATCTTTTCGATAAAGAGACGAAGAACAAGGTAGGTTTACTAGCACTCGATAAGCAGGCATTAAGCCTTCAAGCGCAGACCTTTGCGCGTGATCAAGAAATTGAGAGGGTTAGACACCAGGCGACAACCGTTAAGCTAGATGCTGACCTGAAGAGCAAGCAGATCTCTCAAGAGTACTACGATTCAGCTATGCGGAACGAAGACGCTCTTCACACAGATAAAATGAAGAATTTTACGATGGTCGGAACGGTGATGAACACCTTGCAGCAAAGTCTGAATGCAGGGTTTGTCGAGTTTTTTGATGTAACGTCACAGGGTTTCTTGGATTTTGGCAACTTAGCGCATGACGTGCTTAGTCAGATCTTGAGGCAGATCATACAGATCACGATCCAACAAAAGCTGATAGGTAGTTTTGCTTCGGCAACGTCTGCTGGATCGGGAATCTTAGGACTGTTTGCTAAAGGTGCGGCGATATCAAGCCCATCACTGAGTACATACTCAAATCAAGTTATAGACACACCAACCCCGTTCATGTTCGCTAAAGGCGGCACACCGGGAAGTAATTTAGGGGTGTTTGGTGAAGCAGGAGCGGAGGCGATTATGCCTCTTACGAGAACATCGGGGGGCGACCTTGGAGTTAAGGCAGTTTCATCAGCACCAGGCGTTACAATTAACATCGAGAATAACACCAGTCAGGAGATTGAGATGGAGCAGATATCAGAGATGATGAAGCCGAATGATCGTGGTGAAGAACAGAAGGTTATAAGTATAGTTATAAAGAACGCGAGAACGAACTCAAACTTCAGAAACGCGTTAAAAAGTTCAATAGGATAAATAAATGGTATTCCCAACAGTAGATCACAGGCTGGTCGACGAGAGTCGTGAAGCAAACGAAATTAAATCAAATATGCAGAATGGTAAGGTTATTGCCCGCAAAGCCTTCTCAAAGACGAGAAAGAGCTTTGACGTGACACTTGAGCTTCTAACGTCTTTAGAGGCGAGAAGTGTATTAGACCATTACGACTCAGTTGAGACTATCCTGTCATTCTCTTGGGTCAATCCTGTTGACAATGAAGTGTATCAGGTACGTTACGCGGAACCTATTACACTTTCGAAGAACGGGGTACAGGCCGGCTACGAGCGGGTGAACCCGTTCAAACTGGTGGAGGTGTAAAATGCCTATTGTACTATCACAAGCACTTATTGAGGAGAAGAACAAGACAGAGTCGCTAGAAGCTTGGCTGGTCCTCGTAGAGTTGATCAGTCCTGACAACCTAACCGAGATTTACATTTGTAGAAACACGGAGGACGTTACCGTCAATGGGCAACTGTATCAAGCATTCCCCTTTGAGTTGGATGACATAGTCGATACTTCAAAAGGAAGCCTTCCAACCTTTGCGCTGAAAGTATCCAATATAGATAGAGTTATTCAACAGCATATAGAGGAAGATGCAACCTTCGGAAGTGGTTGGGCGGTTAATGTTAAAGTAGTGTCTACGGTTGATCTTGATGGTGCGCCTGAGATCGAGCTAAACGCAGTCCTTTTAAACGTCAGTTGTGACAAAGTCTTTGCTACCTTTGAGTGTGGTATAGCAAACCCGATGATGCAGCAGTTCCCTCGCCAAAGGTACTCGTCTGGATTCTGTCAACGGACATTTAGGGACGGCGCAGGGTGTCCCTACGCAGGACCTGACGCCGAGTGTGCAAAGACTTTAGATGCGTGCGGAGAGAAATTCCCTGACTTAACCTTCCCAAACGGGGTGAGTGGAGACATTGACGGCGAAATGGGGTTTACTATAGAAACTTTCCTAAACATATCGTCTGGGGGTATACTTACTGAGGTGTGGCCGTATACGACTGATTCGAGGGTGGCCGAGGTTGAGGTAGGTACGAAGGTTAGGATCTCCCTCCAGGCCGGAGGGTATTGGGACACTACCGTAATTGCGAAACCTTCTACTGCCCCGTACCTCACAGATACGTGGTACTTTCCGATCGATATTGAAGGGATACCTGCAGGGGATCCTTATTATATATTTACTCGGACTGCACTATTCTCAACCTACGAGGTGTATAGTGGGATCTACGGGACTCCCTACCTCCCCTATTTGGCCTTTCCAGGTATCCCATCAAGGGCAATATACCAATGAAGTACTTAAAGTATTTAGGACTCCCTTATAAGTATAAAGGGACGTCGACCGAGGAAGGGGTCGACTGTATGACGTTATGTATGTTACTAGGGCAGGATTACGGAAAGAAGGTAAGTAACATCAATATCCGCGACACTTATGAACAACTACCTCCAGAATATACGTACGCTGTGATAATGCGGAATATTTCCGATGCGGCGCAGTATGTGGAGGTAGAGCCAGCAGCACACACTTTGGTAGTCTTTAAAGTGATGGGTAAGATCAGTCACGTAGGTTATATGATAAACGATAAGGAATTTGTACACATTTTAGCGGGCCGTAATGTAGCCCTCGAGAAGATTAGTAGTCCAACATGGCGAAACCGTGTAGTAGGCTATTACAAATACGTAGGAGAAGACAATGAATAACCTTACAAGTTTCGGGACAGTTAGTATCCATGAAATTGCTAACGCGTTTGACCCTATGAAGGGCGTTAAAGCCTCTATCGATCTTCATGGAAGGCCTTTGAAAGACTACTTCGACGGAGGTCAAGACCTGGTCGTGTTGTTGAATGGTGAGATCGTGGAGGATATGGATACTATAGTGGCTAAGCACTCCTCAATCATCCTGACGCCTTATGTAAGCGGTGGGGCAATCGGCAAGGTGTTGGCGGTTGTAGCCACTATTGCTATTGCTATAGTGGCCCCAATGGCGGCTACAGCTATGGTTAATGCCATAGGTGCTACAACCGCCCTAGGATACGCGGCGGCTACAGCAATCTACTACGGGACGATGGCGGCGGTTATGATCGGAGGCTCTATGTTAGTAAACTCCGTACTTGCGCCGGACGCTATTACTGCTGGTACGGCGTCCCTAGGTAGGGCAGGTACCCAAGAGAGTCCGACATACTCCTGGAATGGTATCAAAACCTCTACTGGGCAGAATGGTCCTATCCCGGTAGTGTACGGCACCGCTTGGGTAGGAGGTCAGGTGATAAACAAGTTTATTACGTACGACGGGACGGATGAGTATCTATACGTGCAACTAGCTCTATGTCAGGGCGAGATTTACGATATCGACGATTCGGATATCCTTATTAATTCCACGCCTTTTATCAACTACGCGGTGGAGAATCCGGACGCTGAGGTGCCGGTAGTAACTGCCTCAAAGCAGGTGGTTACAGGTACGTATAACCAACCTATCATGGATGGGTTTGGGCACAGTACTTACAGTAATAACATACAGCTCCTCGTTACTGAGGAGGGTGGAGGCCTGGTCAGACAGACTGCGAGTACAAGCATTAACAGGTTGAGCATCCACATCGCCTTCCAAGGGTTGGTAAATGTAAATGACAGCGGGAAAAACACCAATCGCACTGTCCAGTTTCAATTACAGTATCGCGAGGTAGGTGATCAAGACTGGCTACCTTTCGTAGCTGAGGAGAACTCAACCCCATCCGTAGATATAAGATGGAAGGTTGAAGGGATAATGGCTGTGGACGGTGAAGTCAGATCTCACTATTTTACGGATAAGCCGGATGCTGAGCAGTGGCTTGATGATAATGGATTGTACTTCTCCTCCTCATCAATAACTGCAGTGACTATCACCCCTGATGGAGGTACAGAAGTCACTGCATCGGAGGATGGTATATTTTCAATGACCGGAGCTACCAGAAACCCTCTAAAGAAACGGTATACTACTTTTAGCATACCAAAAGGACAGTATGAAGTGAAGGTTACTAGGATAACCGCAGACACTACCAGTACTAGGATTTCCGACAAGATGTATTTCTCTATTCTTGATGAGATTGATACTGCGGATACGAACTATGGAGGCATCGCCGTCTTAGGGATACGACTTAAGGCTACGAACCAGCTATCGTCTGAACCTAACTTTAAGGTCCGTGTGCGGAGGAAGAGTAGTGTCATTGAGGGGACAACGTACGAAACCAATTACCCGCCGTACGCAATCCTCGACATGCTGACAAATAAACACTACGGGGCGGGTCTGCCAGTAAGTAGGGTAGATATAGACGCCTTTAACGACTGGGGGAACTTCTGTAAGTTGGACTATGGGCAGGATACAGTAATAAGTGGTGAAGCGGCTCTGCACGACCTGCAAGTACTGTACCGACCAGACTTAGCCTTGCCGGAGATTACTACATTGATCGCGACCGTTCCAGTAGCGGCTCTCGGTGAAAACATAACTGCGTATAACCCGTTTACCGTATTTAACATCTCATGTGGAGTTACGACTGATACAGGCTATGTTAGGACACTGTCTTTCTCTGTTGAGGACGTCAGCGCTGTAGGTTATTACACAGGCGACGATGGCGTTCCAACGATACAGGTTTACTTTAACAAGCTTCAGATTCTTGCAGGTAGCGCGTTCTCATGGGACAGAGAGGATCTATTAGATATAACATTTAATGCCGCCCTACCGTCAGAGGAGTATTTTAACGAAAATCTTCTGCAGTTTAATGGGGTACTAGATACTCAAAGTAGTCTTTGGGACAGTATGCAGAGAGTTGCAAAGGTTGGCAGAGGGCAGGTACTAATTAGAGGTACGCAATATGGATGTATGGTGGACAAGCCCACACCGCCTACGCAACTATTTAACGATAGTAATATCCTTAACGATAGTTTCGCAGTCAACTACCTGGGTGTCGAGGATATAGCCACAGAGGTGGAGGTACAGTACGCTGATGGCGAGCTTAGAGGGGAGATGAATCAAATCTCCGTGATAGATCGCGCAATGCACAGTTCACAACTAACGCCAAAGAAGGCTACCGTACAACTGCTTGGGTGCACCAAACGGGTACAAGCGTTAGCCTTCGGTAGATACTTAATTGCTCAAGGGAAGTACATCAAGAGGACGGTTACATTTGACGCGGATATCGATGCGATAGCCTGTACGGTTGGTGACGTTATCGGCGTGGCTAACTCGATCCCTGAGTGGGGAATCGGTGGTAGGATTACCGAGGTGGGTTCTACAATCCTGGTTGACAATGACGTAACCTTTGAGCAGGCGGTGCTTGACGATCCGGACCATAAATATGTTATACGTTACAGGGACAGCTTTACAGACGCTATTAATGTAATGGATGTACTAAACCCTGCGGGGACAGGTAACGAAATTCAGGTAGCTGCGGTTGGCGACGCTAAAGTGGATGACGTGTACACAATCGGGGTACAGTCCGCAAACTCCACGCTTGATGATATGATGCTCTACCGTGTTATTGATATCAGTCGGGGTATGGACCAGAGCCGTGCGATAACAGCTCTGGAGTACAACGAGAGTATCTTGGATGTTGACTACGACAATGACTTAATTCAGCAGGCAATACCTCTGGCGAAGCCTCAAGTTACAGTAAGTAATCTCGAGGTTGCGGAGGACTTGATTAAGTTGCAGGATGGGACGATCGTGACAAGAGTCTCTGTAAGCTGGGTTAGTGATGCAACAGAGCCTACAACGTACCAGGTAGGTTATAAGCTAAACGTCCCTGGGAGTATAACCACAACAACGATCGTTGGGACGACTAATACGACATCGTACTTATTCGACTACCCCGATTCGTTGCAAGAGTCGGCAGATATTATAGTATACCTGGACACGCAGCCTAAAGAGACGACGACGTTACAGAAGGAAGTCACTTTAGTCGGTAAATCACTACCGCCGGAAGATCCGACTAACTTGGTGGCATCACCGTTCCAGGGCAGTATTTCATTAACATGGGACGCATCGGTCGAGATAGACTTTAAACACACGTTAATTGACTGGAGAGTATCCGGTGAATCCGGCTGGTCGAGGGCAGGCCAGACGATTGACAATGGGTTCGTCATACCAAATGTCGACAAGGGTACTTATGATATACAGGTAACTCATGTCGATACGGTAGGGCTAAGCTCCGTACCAAGTCAGGTTGAGAGCCTTGTTACGGCAAACTCTATAAGGGACGATATACGAGCGTCCCGCGGAATTGAGCAGGCCCTAGCTAACGGAGAAATGGTAATCTTTTTACCTGACGCGGATAAGTCTGCTGCAACTGCGTGGGATCTGTGGCGAGTAAGTGTGGCGGACCTTACATTGGATGAGCTGTCATGGCACTCATCTCACGTAGAGGATCTGTCTTTTGATGATATGCTAGATGGGTTCACTTACAGATACCTTGATACAGCGGGTATCTGGCAATTGTGCGCTTTAGATCAATTGGTAGTGATTGACAGACTTTTAGGGTTTGTAACACCAGCCGCACTTGCAGACGGGAATGTTAAAATCTTCACCACTCAGCCAGTTCCTCCATACTCTGTAGGAGACTTATGGCTAGATGGTGGTACTATTAAAGTCTGTAATTCAACACAACTAACTTAGGAGGCCTTCATGGCATACGACGAAAATGACTGGGATATAGATCCCGCGAAGAATGACCTTAGTATTGACAAGACCCGTATGCTGAAACCTCAAGTTGTTGTTTCAGATGAGGGTGACGACATCAACACGCAATACCAGGCAAGTAGCAAAGACTCGGCAATCGTGACGACATCGCTAAACGGTGTCCTTATGTACTGCGATAAAGTGCTAACCAACTCTATCGAGAGCGTCTCAGGATATATTGATGATTCAGCCTTAGACCTAAATCTGCCGAATCTCGTCAATATACCGTACGCTAACTTCGATCCTCAGACTACAAGATCGGGGTACTTGGGAGAGCATGGTATCAGCTGTAAAAGGCGCGTCATACTTGACGTCTATGCCGAGATATCAAGTCCGAGCAGCAGCATACGGCAAGACGATGAGCTCGTCTTTCGGATGAACTACCCATTTATAGTCCTTCAGGGCGACCCTGAGGTTATAAATAGCGTCAGTATCAGAAAACAGGCAGAAGACAACAACACTAGAATCGTCCCTCTAGTGGCGAAAATTGCTGTAACCGTCGATGAGCCGTCCGTCCTAGCGATGACGTGTCAGACTAACGGTACACACTTCGCAGGGGACTTATCAACATTTGTGCAGATTTCGGTGGTTTCCGAGTCTGCGGTATAAACATAACATAATAAAGGGAACACATGTCATACACACCAGAAACTTTTACGCCATCGGTAACGATCACAGGCGAAACACTAATCAGACAGGCAGATGATAAACTAAGAACGATCGTACAGGAGATGGGTACATACATGGAGGCTGCGGCGTATGACATGTTTATATCCTTAGTTCAAGACGTTAACACTAACGTTTTCGTAGCGGACGACGAAGCTGCGATGTTAGCCTTAGAGGCAGCGAGTGGGGACTTGGCGATTAGGCTTGATACACGCTTAACTTATATACTTACAAGCAACACTCCCGAGGTCTTACAAGATTGGATAGCGTTTAGCGGGAGTATAGTCCTTGGCGAGACTTCGCAGACAGCTTATAGAGGAGATAGAGGTAAAATCGCTTATGACTACTCACAAGTAGATAGACCTTCTAACGATATCACGGAGCAAAACCTAACGGATATTACGAATCTCTCAGGAGTGAATACTGGGGATCAGGATGCAACGGACGTGGATACGGAACCTTTTACCGGATCGCTGGCAGGCACTGAAAACGTGCAGGAGGCTTTAGACGAGCTAGACAGCTTACCGCTAGACGAATTAGGTAACGCTCTTGGAGATATTGAAGTGCTCAAGGAGATCTCGGTAGACACGAATGAACCCACGGGATTTATCCGTGAGTATCCTGAGACGATGGGTATATTAGAGCTGTGTGTAGACGGCACGAAGATTGTGGCAGTTGATCAGTTCAGTACATCGACGGTACGTAACGATGGCACGTTTAGCGATGGCTCCAATGCGAATGCTCAAGAGTTTGCGATTATACCTGTGCCATATCCGATGCCTGGTGGTGATATTAGAGATACATCAATTAACGGCGGGGAGTACTACTCTATATACGTTCAAGGTGTAAAGACGAATGTTACGACTACTCAGAAGATTACATTTGCGAGTCAGACAGGTCTTCAGTTCGTGTACCACGATGTTGGAGGTACGTTAGGATTGGCAACTACGTTCAGCTTTGACTACTTTGAAGATAAGCCGATTACGGCGACTGTTTACGGTAATCAGCCTAACGGCGAACTGGTAAACTTCGGAGATGAGCGTCACGGTATTCAAATGGATGGTGAGACACACCGTTACCTACACTTCACGCAGGGTACAAAGTATGTATCAGGTATGGAAATTCAAGGACTGGCGGTCGGAAGCACGACGTACACTAGCATCACGAGCGGTTTCGCTTACGATGAAGATATATATATGACGCCTCCACAACAGTCTGTTGCACCTCACCTGTATTTTCAGTGGAACGCTGGCGAAGGGAAAAATGGTTGGAGGATCAACCCGGATGGGACGGACGTAGCGCTGCTAGACGGCAATACTGCCCAGTATAATGTGAACAATGGAGGCGAGTGGGATCTTGCAAACGTTACCGGTAACGACGCAATGATTGTATTCTTCGTACTTACGAATAACACGGAGTACCCATACGTTAAGATTGTAGGTCAGGAGGTGTACGCGACCAAGAATGCTGCACGTGCTGATGTTGAGAACGCGATCGGTCAGTTAATCCTCGTAGGACTACCATCGCCTGAGTTTTTGCCGATCGCTGCGGTCATTGTAGGCAAAAATGGTAAGGTGTTAGCTTTATCTGACGGATCAACTTACCTGGATCTTAGGGAAGTCAAAACGTCCGGTAGTGGTTCAGCGAGTGGTACAAGTCAGTACCACGCAGACCTTTTAGGGCGTGACGTTGCTGATTCTCACCCAATTACCTCTATTACAGGCCTTGAGGGGGCCCTTGAGGGTAAGGTATCGACTGCTGTCATCAGTGAAGTTTCAGGAACTACAAGGATAAATCCTATCGGCGGTTCAGGGGCGGAGTATCTAGGTTTAAGGGATGACCTATTTTATGCTACGATGCCTGCTAGTTTCCTGGATGGGGTTAGCGTGACTGGTAATATATCAGTTAGCGGCGCGGTTGATGGTCGAGATATTGCAGCTGATGGTGCTACGCTAGACGGGCTTGCAGGGACGCCTGTAAACTTCTCCAATCACGCGAATCTGTCTAACTTCCCGGCGACGGGAGAGGCTGAGACGCTGTACAGGTCAGCCAACACAGGAACTTTCTATGTATGGAATGGTTCTAGTTACGAGGTGGCTATCGTAGGCGACGGCGAACCGATAACAACCAATAAGATCCTATCTACAGCGTCCGGGAATGAGGCGTTTGAGTTTTTAGAGGCGTGGGATGCTGACGAAATTAGGATGAAGGCTCACGATAAAGAGGCAAACCTGACAGGCTTCTTACAGCTGTACGGTGGGGAGTACGTGGACGGTATTAACTGGGCGAGCGTTTTAAGGTTCTTAGCTAGGGACGGTACAGGCGACACTACTTATCACGAGGTCTTCTCTGTGGATCATTTGGGGAATGTTAATGTTGATGGCAATCTGACGCTAGGCGGGACTGTCGATGGTCGAGATATTGCAATAGATGGCGCAACACTAGATAATCTATCATCGCAAGTTACTAAGTTTTTAGGTACTTATGTTTCTTTAGTAGCACTCCAAACAGCACACCCTACAGCAAGTGATGGGAACTATGCAGATGTTGACGCTGGTGTAGGCTCAACTGTTGCAAGGTATATTTGGGACAGCTCAGATAGTAGCTGGATTTTACAAGGTGCTGGTGGTTCTACTTCATGGGGAAGTATTGCAGGGACATTAGCAGACCAAACAGATTTAAAGAGTGCTTTAGATGACAAAGTAGATGATAGCCAAGTGTTAACAGATGTACCAGCAGGTGCGGTATTTACAGATACTGTTTATGATGATAGTACTACTACAAAACAAGGCAACACATTTAATGGTAACTCTCAGCTAGTTAAAACAGATGGCGACGGAAAACTCCCTGCGGTTGATGGAAGTCAGTTAACTAATTTGCCATCAAGTGGTGGCGGCATTGGGGAGTTTATAGATACTTCTATTGCTATATCAAGTGATGGTAGTGCTTTAGCTAATGACGATGGTACTGATAATGAAAATATAGGGATTGGAACAAATGCATTAACAAGCAATGTTAGTGGCTTTGAGAATGTAGCACTTGGACAGTATTCTCAATATTTTAATACTAGCAATAGAAACACCTCAATAGGTGCATACTCTATGCAGAATGTGTCTACTGGGATAAACAACTTTGCAGGAGGGTATGATAGCTTAAAAGGAGGTAACACTAAACTCACTGGTTCGTATAACTCAGGTATAGGGTATCAGACAGGATATAACCTAACTACTGGTCAATATAACGTCTTAAATGGGTATCAGGCTGGATATAGTTTAACTAGTGGTGAAGATAATATATTAATAGGTAAGAGTGCAGGTAAAAATAGGACTACTGGAAAAAACGTAGTAGCTATAGGTGCTAATGCAGGTGAAGACAATAATACTTGGGGAGGTGTTTTTATTGGTCATCAAGCAGGAAAAGACGATATAAGCAGTAACCCTAAACTGCATATAGCCTATGGGGGAACAGAGTCTCTTATAGAGGGAGACTTCTCAGCTAGAACCCTAAATATAAACGGTTCACTAGATGTAGAAGCTATTACAGTTGACGGTAGCCCAATATCCAGTGGAGGTGGTATTGGTGAGTTCAAAGGGAATAGTGTTGCTATAAGTTCAGACAATAGTGCATTGGCTAACGATGATGAAACAGATAATAGAGCAGTAGCAATAGGTGCATCCGCACTTGCCTCAACCATAAGTCAACTAGGTAGCGTAGGGGTAGGCTATTTAGCAGGTAAAGATATTACTGGCAGACAGAATACTGCTATAGGTTATTATGCGGGGTCTTATGTGGGGAGCGGACAATACAACACAGCATTAGGCTCAAATGCCCTTCAAGGGAATGTAACATCTAAATTAACTGGCTCATACAACATAGGCATAGGGTATCAAACTGGGTATCAACTAACATCAGGAGCTAATAACTTTCTAGCTGGTTATAGAGCAGGGTATGGTGTGACTACTGGCATAAGAAATATTGCACTAGGGCAAGAGGCTATGTTTAATACCACAACAGGTAATAGGAATATTGCTCTTGGTGAGGAAGCTCTGAAAGGACATGCAACATCTAAGTTGACTGGTTCATTTAATACGGGTATAGGACATAATGCGGGACTTAACCTATCGACTGGTCAATATAATGTGTTGAATGGTTATCAGGCTGGGTATGCTTTAACAAGTGGTAGTTATAATACAATTCTAGGATATACAGCAGGATTATCACTGACGACTGGTGCAACAAATACCCTTATAGGAATGAACGCAGGTAGAGCAATAACATCAGGTACAAACAATACAATGGTGGGTAAAAGTGCAGGGTTTAATGCAACAGGCTCAACTGGGGTATTCTTAGGATACAACGCAGGTTATAATGACACAGCTTCTAATAAACTCCACATTGCAAACAACAGCACTGAGTCACTCATAGGGGGTGATTTCTCAGCTAGAACCCTAGAAGTAAACGGAGACTTATCATACGAAAATCAAGCTATGGTACTGCTACAGACTATTGATGTTACATCTAGTGTAGCTAGTGTAGACTTTACCGATCTCGAGGCAACCTATAGAGCATACAAATTGGTAACATCAGATGTTACGTTAACATCTGCAGGCATATTTAGGTTGTATCTAAGCGAGGACAACGGGGTCACTTTTCCTACAAATTCAAATAACTATAATATTGCTCATAGTTCAAATGGTGTAGGCTCCAGTATTACAGGCAGGGATTACCATTGGATTACTTCAGGCGGTGACACATCGAACTTCGCAGAAACTACAATTTACGGTATAGGTACAACAAGACCTGTTCAAATAACTTCTCTAGGAAGCACAAATGATGGAGGAACCTTTGCGGTATCAGTAACATCATCAGAGAATACCGGTGTATCTAAAGCTGACGCAATAAGAGTAGGAAGTGATAGCAATATCTTAACTGGGGTATTTAGCTTATACGGAATAAAAGGATAACTATGAACAAAATAGTAGATGGTAAAATAATACCACTAACAGAAGAAGAAATAACACAGCGTAATGCTGATGCTATCAAGGCTCAAGAAGAACAAGCTATACAAATAATCAAAGATGGAATAGATGCAAATCTGGAGTACCTATCTAGTACGGATTGGTATGTAGTAAGGTTTAGTGAGACTGGTATAGTTATTCCAGCAGAGGTGGCGACTGCAAGAGCAGAAGCTAGAGCTAATATAAACACATTAGAAGGACAAATATAATGGCGGCAGCAATAACACCAAAGACAGAAGTAAAAGTAGTAACTACAGTACAAGTAACTGGGTTTGTAAACAATAGAGAAGAAGAAAGAGTGGAGATACACTACATCACCCTATTAGAGGATGGTATGCCTTATCAGAGAGGTAATGTTGTAGTAGGTGGTAAAGAAGCAATACAAGCATTATATGCTGAGATGGATGCAGAGATCGCTAAAGGTTTAGGCTTTGAAGATGCAAGTAGGAATATCTTGTATGCTAAAGTGGTTTCCGAGTTAGTATAATGAAGTACGTAGTAATTTACTCAGATAGCCTTGAAGAAGGTTTCGGCGCGAGGTGCTACTATCCAGTGTTCCCTAAATGGGGGACTTGTAAGGTAGTAATTAGACATAAGTATAAAGACGATATGGGACTACTTAATCACGAGTTAAAGCATGTTGAGCAGTATAGCGGAAGGTTGTTACATTCTCTTATGTATAGATTCTCTAAGCGCTATAGGTACGAGTGTGAGCTAGAGGCGTATAAGGCTCAGATAGTTGAATACAAGTATAAGACTATAGGTGAGGCTATGTGGATAGCTAATGCATTGTTTAGTAAATATGATTTAGATATAGAGCTAGAAGATGTTATTAATAAAGTAACTGAGATAGTAGGAGAACAAAATGAATAAGCTGACGAAAGATATACTAAGGTATGTTATATTAGTTACACTATCGATATTCACTATAGTATCTACATACGATATAATGGACTTCGCCTTTCAGAAGCCTGATATGACGACACAGATAGCATCCCTTCTAGGTGCTATTAGTGCGTCCATCCTAGGTACTTGGGGCTTCGTTATTAAGAAATTTTTCGAGACAAAGGTGGAGTTATGAAAGCACAGTTAGCATTTTATAAAGGTGAAGGTACGATTGTAGATGGATTAATTAGGTGGTGGACTAAGAGTGAGTATAGTCACGTAGAGTTGGTGGTTGATGGTCTGTGGTACTCTACGTCCCCAAGAGACCAGAAGATCCGCAGTAAGTACATCAACCCTAAACCTGAGAATTGGGATTATGTAGACGTTACGGTTGATGCTGATAGGCTAGAGGAGTTATTTAACCGTACCAAAGGCGCTAAGTATGACTGGACAGGTATCGCACTTAGTCAGTTCTTACCACTTAATGTCCATAGTAGGGATAGGTGGTTCTGTAGTGAGTTTTGTGCTGAGGCTCTAGGCCTTGAGGGCAGCAACCAGTATAGTCCGGAAGATCTTTATATGAAGGTAGTGGGAGGATAGTATGCTAGGATTTGGTCGAATAAGTCTTGCTATAATAGGAGCTCTAGGGATCGCTTTAGCAACCTGTTTATGGCTAATCTCTGAGTATCGTGAGGATATCGCGGACCTTGAACGTACGTTAGTCATCAAACAGGTTAATGAGCGTACGCTAAAGGGTAGTATCCAACGTCAAAATCTTGAGATGGATGCATTAGGAGCTGAGTATGCTCTTCGAATAGTTGAGTATAACGATAAAGCTCCTAAGGTTGTAACCAAGTATGTCGATCGGATAGTTACTAAAGAAGTTAACGTAGAGAGGAGTTCTTGTGAAGATGTTAATTTGGTTCTCGACAATATTCGTGCTGCTGGTATTTAGCGGCTGCTGCGAAAAAGAGTTGATAGTAGATACGGTTGAGGTTAAGGTGCCTGTGGTACAGAAGTGCCCCCAACCGGTGTGTGACAGCGTTGAGAAGTTGCAGGGCCTTAATAACGTGGAGTTGTTACAAAGTGTTGTAACATGTTCAGCTAAAAGGAAAGAAGCACTAAACGCCTGTAGATAGCCTATCCGGTAGGATGGGTTGGGTAGAAAAGTTAGGATTATGGTATCGATGGTGGTACTATTACGTAGGCATATGTAGCTGGGAGGCGAGATAATGAAGGATTGTAGGTACTTTGAGTCATGTAGTCGTGTACATGAGGAGTTTCAAAAGATTAAGGATAATGATGTGGCACAAACTGCGGGTATGGAGTCTCTACATGAGAGGCAGACAGTGGCGGACGGTATGAGAGAGGAGCTAAGCGGTGCGATCTCTGGTCTGAATAGTGTTGTTGGTAAGCTGGCGGAAGACTTGAAACACCACATGGAGTGGGAAGAGAATAAAGCGGAACTTGCTGAGAAAGCTAAGGCGGCCACTGATGCAGCGACATCTAAACGTATGACAATATACATGTGGATTGGAGGGCTGATCTTTACAGGGGCTACGATGTTCACTACATACATGTTCAACTCGGTTAATGTGGCGACACAGGATATCGTATCAATTAAGAAAGAGAATGCGCACAACGTTAAGCAGACAGATAAGATCGAAGAGATGCTTATCAGTAATAGTAAATTACTGTACACCATAGCTGGCGAAGTAGGGCCAGATCAGAAGAAATAAAAGGAATTTAGATGAGCGATTATAAGAACGCGATAGCGACTGTGCTGAAGCACGAAGGTGGGTACGTTAAGGATCCTACGGACCGTGGAGGGGAAACTTTCATGGGTATCTCAAGAAAGTACTTCCCTAGATGGGAAGGTTGGAGTATTGTGGATGTGGATCACTTTGATGATAGGTTAGAGGATCTTGTGATAAACTTCTATAAGAAGTACTTCTGGGATGCTTTAAACCTGGGGCTTATTGAGGACGATTTTGTAGCGTCTATGTTAATGAACATCGCCGTTAATCAAGGTAAGAAGTCTGTAGCTAAGAAAATCCAGAGGATTTTGAGAGTTGTAGTAGATGGTAACGTTGGACCTATTACGATAGGTGCTCTAAATGACGCCAGTCGTGATGCGTTTGTTTATCAGTTCGTCTTAGAGACTGTTGACTTGTATGCCCATATTATTAATAAGGACAGAAGCCAGAAGAAGTTTATTGTAGGTTGGTTGAATAGAGCTATGAGTATCTATTCAGAGTACGAACACTATAAGAATACTTAATAGAACCCGCTAAAAGTAGCGGGCTCGTTTAATTACTCTCGAATTGTACGACGTTTATATTCGACATACTGCCGACCTCGTCAATAAATATGACAAGCTGGCTTGGTACGATTGCAGCATAGCCGCTATTCACACCGTAAGAGGTGTTACCTGTCATGGAACCATTCACGACATTCATGCCTCGGTACTGATTAGTCTTCATGTGAGCCTCATGTGAGTGTCCTGAGATACTATGACGGTAGGCTTTGCCAAACACCTGAGTGCTTACATCCTGTAGCTTACTACGAGACACTGTAGAGTTCACGTTGTACGTCCTTAACGTGTCTCCGTGGAACATGATGATATTCGCACCATTAACTTCCGCCAGGTGGTAACCACTATCTGTAGTCTCGATCTTCACATTAGTAACCCCTCCAGCTTCCAGTATTGTCATCACAGACGTATCAACTAGACGGCTGTAGTCCATGTGCTTATCACGAGTTACAGGCTTTTCGTGGACCCTTGAGTGGTTGTCCCCAGTACTGTATACCGTGACAGTCTCATAGACTTCAGCGAACGTTTGAAGCATCTCCGTGTAGATCTTTATATAGAACTGAAGACTCTCGATGAAGCTTCCTTCAGAGTCGTAAATACCGCCGTGGATGATACCTTTTAGGTTGTCCTGAAGATTCGCAACAACTAGGTGATTAGACTGCTTCGGGTTTTCTATAGTGGCACGGATGAACTTCCTAACGCGCTCAGTCGCAACTGAATAGTCATAAGAGTTATCCGGTACGTCCTGCCCCGCAGTATCGCCAAAGTGAGCGTCTGAAAAGACTGCGATTAGCCCGTGATCAGGTAGAGCCTCCTCAAATTCCCATTTAGGTACCGTGATAATAGGAGCTTCCAACGATAGGCCTTCTAGAGCCTCTCTAATTATATTATCTTGATCAGAGGATATCTTCTGTAAGGTAGCCCCATCACGTTGAGCCTTTCTTCGGTAGTTCAGCTCATGGCGAGCCCTAACCAGAGCATTCTCAGCTAGGTTCAACTTATGCGATAGGAACGCTTCCGGAGTACTACCAGTAGGTTGGAGGGTGCCTTCAGCTACCAGGCTATAGAGGTCACAATCGTCAGAGGCTTCAGCATCACAATCGTTAGAAGCTTCGGTACTAGAGGTGTGTAGACGTCCGAGGTAGGCTGCTAAGCTAACCCCTCTGTCACGTTTACCTATAGACAATCCGGCCTGCAATAGGGAGCGGCGTAGGGTGTAAGGGGCGATATCTAGAAGTTCGCCCATCTTTGCCATAGATAGCCCCTGCTCGTAGTAGCCTAACGTAGTACTATCTAACACGAGACGTGTCCAGTATTAATAAGTATATACCGATACCTGCTACAGCGATGCCTGTAGCGCCTAAAAGACCTGAAGTGACTGACGTACCTAGGACAGCTAGCCTCATAATATCTATAATCTTGTTACTCATGTTTAATATCCTTTTACTACAGCGATGGGCTGGTTTTCATAATCTATGTACGTTCCGACAGGTCTGCACACTTTCCCTTTTCTTAACACTTCCGTTAGGAGGCCGATCTTAACACTTTTTGTAGGTAGTTTGATTCCGGTCATCATCAACATACTATTCCAGTCGAGGTCGAGCATATCGGCCTCAAATAGGTCCTCATCTACTGAGACCCATAGCTCTTCAGATCCTACGATCGTCTTTGCGTCAGCTAACTTAGTCATCCAACCCCTTTTCATACAGTTTATAGATCCAATAAGAGTCGCATAGATCAGCGAGTCCTGTGGTCTTTTTATATCCGGCAGCTGTGACTGCTCCATACCATTCAGGGGCCGCCTCAAGGGTAGCCTCCATCATTTCAGCTTTCTTAGCGCTACCTTTACCTGTTGCAAGTTTCTTCACTTTCGTTACATGACTCTCATGGAACTTGATCTCCAGGTCTATACAAAGGTTCTGAATACAGTAGTAAAGTGCAGCGAGCGGTCGCACCGAGGTGCTGTTAAGACCAAAAGGTAACGATTCGACGACAATGGCTGTCACCTTGTGGCGAAGTATTAACTCCCTCAGCGCTATTGTGATGCTCCTGATCCTTCTGATTACCTCAACCCCTGTAGGCGTCTTGATAACCGTGAACTCATGGACGCTTCCGGCATCCCATAAGATCACTCCTGAAGCACTCAGACTTTGGTCAATACTCATAATCATTGCATAATCCTCCCCGTTACCTGATCAGGTAAGGCAAGTTCCTGGAGCGTTGCCCGGAGCCCTTCTGCTGAGGAATACTTGATCATACCGATCTTACCAAACGCGGCATGAGGTAGGTAGAACTTCAAGCCAATGTTCATGCTGTTTAAGGCATCAACAATCTTTAGAAGTAAACGCCTCTCAGCACGTTCAGATGACCCTGTAGGTAGTACTGAATACGGAATGTTCTGCAGGCTATGCGTTTCTGCTACAGCCGCAGCAGGTACCATTT